GGGCGCTGTGTCTCAGCAAATGGCGCTTGACACCATGAACCATGGCATCACCCACCTCTACGTTGGCAAGAACTTGGCTTCGCAGCTGATGGCCTTGCCGCGCGAGGTGTTTGAGCCCTCTGGTGTGGCCGAGCGTCCATGCATCTTCCGCATTGGCCGCTTGTTCGGTCGCTACGAGGTGTACTACTCACCTAAGGTGGTGACCGAGACAGCTAACGCTGGCCAGGTGCTTTGCATTGGCCGCGCTACCGATGTGACCAGAAACCCGTTCATTTTGGGCGACGCTGTGCCGCCTACCGTGATCCCATTGGCAGTTGGTCAGGACTTGCGTCAGGGCGCTGGCTTTTATGCCCGCAACTTCACCGCCGTCAACCCGCATGGCCCATCGTCTTTGGGTTGCGCATTGATCAACGTCACCAATCTCGCCTAACCAAGGCAAAAAACAGGAGCACTGATATGACACGTAAAGTCGAATTAGGCGCTCCTTCCCTCACCGGGAAGGACGCCAACGAACTAGTAGCAGCTGAGTTTTCAAAAGTCAAGTACCCACTGGCCGTGGTGGTCACCAACAACATGCCTTGCAACGCGGTTTTCCCAGAAGTTGAAGGCCTGTTTTTAAGCCACTGCGCCAATGCAGCGGGCCGCGTCAAGGCAGTCGTGATTGAGAGTGCTGACGCATTCCAGCGCCTAGCTTCCAGTATTGAACAGATTGCAGAACTCAATGGCTTTGCCTCTGCCGTGACCATCGAAGAGGTTGAAGTGATTGCGCCCGTCAAAGGCAAAGCCACGCAACCTGTTGCAGCCACTGCTGCGTAAGGGGCTGTAAATGAGTACCGCATTTGTACGACAACTCGGTGCTGAATCTGGCGTCCAGCTTAATCCCCTGGTTGACAATTCAGAAATCCCGACAAGCAGCAACGATGACCAGATTTTTGGCATCGTGATGCGCGCCACCCGTGGCCGCATTGACAAGCCTTTCAAGGTTGACCGAAGCACGGTGTTCAAGAAGTTGGGCAAGGGCGAACAAATCCGCACATCTGCACTCAATGAAGCTTGGGTGCATGTGGTAGAGGCACTGAACAACGGCGCTTATGAGGCCGTGGTGCAGCGCCTGACTACGCCTGCGGCTGCCATCAGTTGGGCTGGCCTGACTGTGACGCCTGTCACTTTTGCCAACGCGTTTGCCGTGACTCCCACCGAACCCACCGGGCACCTGATCGGCGTGAAGCACCTGGAGTGCTACAACGACGGCATTGTGCTGGAAGTCCGAGCGGACGAGAAAAAGGTCGGCGGCGTGGCTATTGCCAACAACGTGGTGACCTTGCGCATCCGTGACAAAGACGGCGTTCTGCTGTATGAATTCACGGGCTCGCTTGACCCTGCCGCGCGAGATGATTACGGCAATTCGTCCTATCTGCCTGATGTGGTGCTGTCTTTGACTGATGCAGTTGAGGTATCTGTCGGTGTGACGGGTGCAAGTGCAGCGATTGAGCCCACCTCGATGGCTTATGGCTACGACGCCAACGGCAAAGAGCAATGGGCCAAGTCCGGCACGCTGGTGTGCTTCACTGAGGGCGGAATGGGTTACGCCACAGCGGACTACATGGCTGCACGGGTCTTGCTGCAAAACACCGTGTTCAACTATGCCTACATCTCCAGTGGTGGCACGCAAGCCCCCGTCCTTTTGGCGCAACTGGCGCAGCTGGCGTTTGACACCAACCGGCAACTGCGCTTTGACATCCCGGGTAACCTGAACCCAGAGGCTGCGATCACCTTCGTCGAGCAGTTGAACATGGGTGCCAGCCCAACCGCTCACCTGATGCACGCCTTTTGGGCGCCACTCAAGTCCGATGATCCAACTGGCGTTAATGCCAAGGGTCATTTTGGTGTGGCTACGCTGAACATTGCTTACGCTTGCGGGCGCAATGCACAGACCAATGCCAAGGGCTTTGCGCCAAAGAACTACGTGGTGGCGGGCCGCCAGTGGCCAATCCAGCGGGTTCGCGTGACGCAGACCTATAGCCCCACCGGGCAGGAGTTGAATGCGCTTGCCAAAGCCAAGATCAACCCTGTTCTGTTTGAGGTATACACCGGTGGCGGCCGTTATGTGTTCCGTGACTCGTTGACTTCCGCCTTGGTCGAATCCAGCCTTAAAAAGCTGATTTCGGTAGCCGACATGTCAACAAGCATTGATGATGCAGTAACCCGCTTCAGCAAAGACATTCTGCAACTGCCGATGCAAATCTCGGTTAAGCGCATGAATGACTTTTTGGGCGAGTTGTTTGCAGGCGCTGAGGCCTCTGGTTGGCTGGTTCCGTCAAACGACCCATCCATGGCGGGAAAGGCATTCAAGTATGACGTTCGACCCAATGAGGTTCGCCCTTACGACCGCATGGATGTCAGCTACTGGCTGCGCTATGACGGCACGGTGCGTCAGATTTTTGTCACCCAGACGCTGACACGCTAACCCATCAATCGCCCGGCCTGATGGCTGGGCGGTTCCAAACAAGGAGAAAAGTAATGAGTTTGACCGAACTAATGCGCCGCGCCATGAGCCACCGCGAGACCGCCAAAGTCCTGGATGCTGTGGCTGAGGAAAATGACGAAATGTCAAACGCTGATGACTTTACCGTCAAAGAGCTGACTTTGAGCGCCGCCGCCGCCGTGCAGCAATGGGCTGAAACCGATGACCTTGATGAAGGTGAATCCGGCGCTGACCGCTTGATGTCTTTGATGGTAGGAATTGTGGATGCTGACAAAAATGGCGAGATTGATGAAGATGAGCAGGGCGTGCTTGATGTGGTGCTCAATGCAGCCTGGGATTACCTGGGCACACTTGGCGTGACCGATGAAGACGCCGGCGCATTGCTCAACGACTGGGACGCCGACACCGCCGACCGGGTACGCGAGCTGGTTGCGGCCGCATTGCCAGACGGCGAGCAGTCTGACTCTGATCTGGATGATTTTGTCTTTGGCGACAACGACCAGGAAGCCGAAGACCTTGATGGCTACACCGCTGAAAACGAATGGGACGCCACCCCCGAGGTTGATGAAGACGGTAATGAAAAAGAAGCCGTGCTCGATGGTGATTTCAAGGGGCACCCATTCCGGGGCAACCAGTTCAAAAAAGGCGGCGCCTCGTCTAGTTCGGCTGTGCGTGCGTCTATTTCTGCCAAGCATGCCGAGCGTCATGGGGATGCCAGGTCTACCAAAAAAGCACACACCACAGCGCACTTCGCGCACAAGGCGGCAGCGGCCGAGGCAACCACCAAAAAAGCCAAAACTTACCATAAAAAAATGGCAAAGTTTCATGGCTCACAGGCAGGCATGGCACTTGATGGTGTAGCCCTGGATGCGGCTTACCGCAAGCGCTTCGTAATCCGTGGCGGCAAGAAAATGCGCGTGAATAAGCGAATCTCTGGTGTGGTTCGATTGTCGGCCAAGCAAAAGATGGGCATTCGCAAGATGCACATGAAGAGTCACAGTGCATCAGCCCGGATGCACCGCATGAAATCCATGCGCATGCGCACCAAGATGCACATGTAAATGTAGATCGGCTTTTGGGTGTGGGGTGTCTCTGTCGCAAGCGGGGGCACCCTTTTTAACTGGAGGAAGAATTGATGGCCGATTTAACGTCGATATGGGGAGGGTTGTCGCCTCACTTGATCGCCCACTTTTACCGGGTCGAAAAGGCCAAGGACGGCACCTGGGTTAAGGCGCAAGAGGATGTCACTGTCCATGCGCCACTGACGGAGTCCAACATGGAGGTGTCGCTGAGCTGGCAAAGCCCGTTTGAGAACGCCGGGTCTGACCACGGCCTTCCGACCATATCGGCCATGCTGCAATCTGGATCGCTCCAACCATTTTTTGACCAAGGTGGCAAGGCATCTGATTTTGTCAGCAAGTTTGAGGGGCGCACCGGCATCACCAAGCTCAACTCCGTGCAGGTGTTCACCGGCATGCCGCCTGTCAAAATTCAGGTCACGGCCATGTTCAGGGCATGGCGAGACTCAAGCGGAGAGGTTGAAGTGCCATTCAGCCAGCTGATGGAATGGGCGCTTCCTCAGAGCCTGTCAAAAGACGGCGCTATCTTGTCCGGGTTGGCGGCTGTCAAAAAAGTTACAGTGAACGGACAGAGCATCAGCGATGAGACAGCCAAGGGCTTGTACCCATCCCTGACGCCCGTCTGCATCGCCATGCAATACAAAACCCGGCTTTATTCGCCTTTGGTGATCGAATCCATTGGGCATCCCATGAGTTCACCCATTGATGCCAGCGGCCAGTACACCGAACTGCTGGTACCCATGACGCTGTGCACCCTGACGGCATTCGATGCGCCCGATTGGCGTGATTCCAGAGTTCCTTCAGTCTTTGCTTCAACAAGGAGAGGTATGTGATCAATTTTCCTGTACTTAGAACCCGACGGCTTACCGTGCAATTGCGCGAGCTGTCCATTGGCGAGTCGATTGCCTTGGCGGCCATGCCGGTGCACCTTGAGCAAGCCAACTGCACCGCTTTTCTGCGCAAAGCGGTAGGCTCAGTCAAAGGCATCGAAGATCCGGCGCAATGGACCGTGCAAGAGCGCATGCTGGTGGTTTGCCATTATCTGGCTTCGGTGCACGAAGACGGGCCTGACTTTTCATTGGGGGATGGCCACTATTCGGACTACCTCGACGGCGCTACTGACATCGCCTTGCCGGTGGCCGCCTTGGGCATTGGCGCCGTGGGGGGTGATGAATGGCAGATCAGGCACATGACCGGCGCTATGGCGGAGTCGATTGAACGCTCCATGGGAGAAGTGGAGGGCGTCAGCGGGCGCCTGCATTGGCTGCTTGGCAGCATGGCGGCGCAACTGGTGCTGGTGAGTGAAGTGCCGGTGGAGCCCACCAGTGGGGAGGGTGCGTTTGATGAATTTCTGGCTGCCCGCATGAAGGTGATCGCAGGCTACCCGGAGAGCGATTTCTCTGACCTGATGGCACGCTACGCAGAGGGCCGAGACAAGTTGCACCACCTGCTGCGGGCTGAGTTTGCGCCCGATGGCCTGGTGGCCTTGCCAAAAGGAGGTGGCGCTTTACCGCCCGCCCGATTTCCAGTTCGTTCCTGCCTCTCGAGAATGGCGCTTGAAATGGTCGGATAACCTGATGGATATGGCCTCTAGCCTGAGCCTGTATGCCAACACCCCGCTGCCTGCCGCGCTTGACATGCAGTCCAGTGTGGCGCGCCAGTTCTTTGAAGGCAAGCCGTTTGAGAATTGGCGCAAAGGGCGTGAGTCGGATCTGAAAATGCAGTCCGCCATCGTCAATCGGCTCAATGATGTGATTCGAGCGTGCGGGATTGTGGCCAAGACGGTATCAAGGTCACGCTGAACACGGAAAACACCCCTGTTTGCGGGTGATGGTGAATCTTAAAGTTTGACGCATCAGCCAGTCAATCTTCAAGGACACCATCATGACCGTCTCAAACGCCGCTTACCTCAAATCATTTCACGATGTCACCGTAGGCCTTGGCCACAAGATCATCAACTCGGATTTCACCTTTGAAATTGAGGGCTTTGAGCAGTATTACATGCTGGCAAAGCAATGCCCATGGCCAATTTTGACGCCCGCAGAGGGTATTGAGGTGCCCACCGTGCTGGGCGCGGCTTTGTGGGAAAAGGGCCAGGTCAAGTTCCATCAACAGGGCGCCGTGGCCTTCCAGGAAACCCAGCTCGGGCACATCGATAAGCTGCTGATCGACTTGATCTCCAAAGGCGGCGAGTTCAATGCCAAGATTTACGAGGGTACGCCGCAAAAATTCCTGGTCGCCAAAAAGATCATCAAGTGCACCATTCAGGCCGACCCGGTTGACCGTGATTGGGAAAACCGCACCCAGCCCATGATGATCACCGGCACTATGTTCTACCACTACTACGGGGAAACTGTGAGTGGTACATCTACGCCTGGCGATGAAAGCGCCTACCGTTAATGGCAACACTGGCTGAACTGGCAGACCGCTTTGCGCTGACTGAGCGGCCTGCTGGCAACTTGCTGGATGCAGCGGGCGTTTTGGCGCAAGCCATTGCGGCCGCCAACTTTTATGCCGGGTATGCGCAGATCATCTCGCGCATCCCTGACCCGCTGGTCATTCCGGCTGCGGCCATCCCGTCCATTGCAGACACCACCGAGATCAGCGAGTCCGAGTGGGCACTGATCCGGTCGCTGTTCATGCTTTACGTGGAGCGCGAAACAGCGCTGCAGCTGGAGGCCTCACGCGGACTGGGCATGGATGTTTACGGGCGCGCCTCCAGCGAGGTAGCAGCAGACATCATGCAAATGGAGCTGGAATTGCCGCACCAAGCGTTTGTTGGTTTGATTGTGACGGTATGACGACTCTCTTAAAAGCGCCATTCCCCTATTTTGGAGGAAAGTCCGGTGCAGTCTCTGAGGTGTGGGCCGCATTGGGCGATGTGAAAAACTACGTCGAACCCTTTATGGGCAGCGCAGCCATGCTGCTTGGCGCACCTGATGGCAAACGCGTTGAAACTGCAAACGACTTTGATGGCTTTGTGGCTAACTTTTGGCGCGCCATTGCACACGATCCCGATGCTGTGGCGCACCATGCCGATTGGCCAGTGAATGAGATTGATCTCGAAGCTAGAAACTGGTGGTTAACAAAACAAAGAGATGAGTTTAAGCAAAAACTTGGAGACCCGAACTTTTTTGATGCCAAAGTGGCTGGATGGTGGTGTTGGGGGATGTGCAACTCAATTGCCTGTGGTTGGGTTGCAGGAAAAAGCCCGTGGACGCATAACGGTGAAAATTGGGACAAGCGTCCACGAAGTGGGAATAAACACATCATTCCGCATCTAGGCGATGCTGGCCGGGGCATCAACCGCCAACTCCCGCATCTGCACCGTGGTCAGGGCATCAACCGCGCTACCGGCACTATGACCAGGCGCGAATTCATTTTTAACTGGATGAATGACTTGCATACCCGCTTGCGTGACGTGCGCATCACTTGCGGAGACTGGAGCCGGGTAGTGAAAGACAGCGTAACTACCAGGCATGGCCTGACTGGTATTTTTCTCGACCCACCATACGAGAAGGGTGCGATGGATTACGGCGCGGGCGGCATGAAGCAAGGCATTGCAAAAGACGTGCAGGCTTGGTGCGCAGCCAATGGCGACAACCCCAAGATCAGAATAGTTTTGTGTGGCCACGTCAACGAACACGACGCACTGCTTGAGCACGGTTGGCACATCCGCAAGTGGCAAGCCAGATTGGGTTACGCCAAAACCGACGAGGCCGTTGCCAACAGCGCAGGTGAAACCCTGTGGTGCAGCCCGCATTGTGTTTCTGAATTTATGCCAAATCACCCCGCAGCGCCCGTCAAAAATGAGCAAGCAACTACGCAAAATGTAGCGCAATTGGACTTGATAGGCGCATGATCCTCTACACCTCCAGCAACCAGCAGATTCGCGCCGACTTGATCAAGTCCGCCGTGCTTCGCTCTGACCTGTCGCCGGTGCCGGTCACGCTGGAGACTGACATACAAGTAGATGACGACCTGAAGGCGCAACTGGCCGAGGGCAAGACCATCAAAACACGCGATGACGACGTGTTGCGCATCGTCAAGTCAACCCTGAAAATTGACCGATCTGCGCCCGGTGGCGACCGGCAAAAGGCGGTGCTGAGCATCACGGCCATGCTTGACCGCTGCCACACCATCGCCTTTGTGCGCACCCGCGCCGTTGTCAAGGAGAACCAAGTGCTCTCGGGCATCTACCGAGCCTGTGGCGCCACGTTGCAGGCGGTTGACGCTGATTTTGCGGTGCCGCGCTTTACCTGCCCCATTGGGGACGCACCGAGTTTTCACATTGCCAGAGTTTTGCAGGAGGAGGGTGGTGTGGTGCGGTGGCGCAAGGGCAAGCTGCAGTTCTTCAGGCTGGCTGATCTGTTCAAGCAAAAAGCCATTGGCACGCTGCCCAACAACGCCACGACCGACCTTGACAGCGGCTTCGTTGAGCGCCACGAGGCACCTTCGTTCTTTTCGCTGAATGATGCCGGGGCCTTCGTCTTTGGGGATGTGTCCAAGCCGCGCGCCGTGCGCTACGCGCCCTTCAAAAACGCGCTGCGGCTGCGCAACATGACCAAGTATCTGGTGCAGCACAAAGTCATGAAGACGGACTACGCCTTCAACCTGTGCGCCGGTGACCTGATCGACTTCGCGGGCGATGTGCCGCTGTGCGTGATTACCGCTGCACACGTTTTCGAGAACAACGATGGCGGCCAAAACCACTACACCCGGCTCTGGCTGGGCATGATCGGGTAAGCCATGGATTACGGAATGATGCCCGGGCGCTACCCTGCCATTGTCAAAACCTACGATCAGGCGCGCCGGACCTGCCGCATTGAAATACCCGGGCTGACTGAGGGGGCTGATGTGTTGCCAGAGGCGGAACTTGAGTACCCTATCGGGGACAAGTCACGCGCTGGGGTAAACCCCACCGAGATTGAGATCACGCCCGGCGATACCGTGTGGGTGGCTTTTATTGGCGGCGATGCGCGCTACCCCATCATCACCGGATGGCGCAACCCGCAGGCGGGAAACTCGGTGGACTGGCGCAGGTTCCATCACAAAAACATGGAATTTCTGGCTGATGGCACGATGCGGCTGACAGTGGGGGCGTCAGAGATCATTCTGACGCCATCTGGCATCACCATGAATGCCCCACGGATTGACTTGAATTGACCATGCCTGCCGTCACTAGACTGGGAGACGGCTGCACCGGCCACGGCTGCTTTGGCGGGCGCGCCAACGACCAGGCTTCTGGCGATGTGTTTGTCAACGGCATCGGCGCGCACCGCCAGGGCGACCACTGGGTCACCCACTGCTGCGGCCCGGTTTGTCACGATTCGACACTGGCGGCGGGGTCGAGCACAGTCTTTGTCAACGGCAAGCAACTGGGGCGCATTGGTGATCCGGTGGGTTGCGGTAGTGCATCAGCGGCAGGCTCTGGCAACGTGTTCGCAGGTGGCTGAAATGCCGGAAAACAAAGCGTTTTAGCCCTCTTGTGGATGCCAATAATCTACCAACACAAAGGAGCAATCATGGCAAATCTGATATTTTCATTCGAGGACATGGGCCTCAAAAGTGATAAGGCCACCCGCAATTTGGTTAAGTATTTCGCCAGGGCTGGTAATGCGGTGGTGCAGGGCGAAGCCATTCCCACGGTCAAACGCACAGCGGGTATCAGTTACCGCGAGATGGTGTTGACCTTTAAGGACTCGCAAAAAGTCATCATGCGCATCAAGCAAAGCGGCGACATTTACCAGGTGTTGCTCAACGGCAAGGTGATACCAATCAAGCATCAAGACGATCACGTCAAGGCCATCACCGAGATTGTTCACGCATTGGACAGTGGCAGTGCCAAGTTTCAGGCCATGCTGGTGAAGCTGCAAGCCAAGCCACCGGCTGGTATCCGAACGGCAGCGCCAAAGATGGAGGCAGTACTGACTGAAAAGCGCGACACCCTGAAAACCGCCATTGCCACGGTGCGCGAAGAGATCGCCAAATTGGCAGAAACCGTTTGATTTTCAACCCAGAGGAGACCCCATGAACCATACCGAACTCACCCGAGCCTTGTCAGCGGCCAGCAAGCTGACTCAAAAAGACGTGGAGGCTGTGCTTTCTGCACTGGCCACTGTGGTCACGGCGCAAGTCCAATCGGGCTCAGAGGTGGCCTTGCATGGCATTGGCAAGATCAAGGCCCGCCACAAAGCCGCCCGCACATCACGCAACCCGAAGACAGGCGCGGCAGTGGCAGTGCCGGCCAAACTGACGGCTGTATTTTCGGCATCGAAGTCGCTCAAGGATGCGTTGGCATTGAACCCATAGACCCGGAAAACACGCCAAAAAATGGGCATGGCGGCATCCTACGATGACCGCCATGCCCATTCACATTTCTGAGGTCCAAGCCATGCACCCACAACGCTACTGGAGTGCCGATGCGCTTCCTGTCGGCCAAACCATTGACCAACTGCTGTACGAGATTCGCTGCTCTGACCATGGAGACAACCTGATGCTTGATGGCGTCACGCTGGCCGACATCATGGAAGACTCAGACGGCACCGTGGCGCTTGACGCCATGGTGGCGCCCTTTGCTTCCCTGAATCGCAAGATGGAAGCGTTGCAGCGTGTCATGGAGCGCACCAGCGGCACAGTCAAGCCCGTGGCCATGCAGGTCACAGACCCGTTCACCCAGCGCGGCGTGGCCAACGTGGCAACCATCTTTGAGCTGTCGGATGGCCAGACGGTATCGATCTATTTTCACAACCCGGACGTGACCCCCAAAAAGATGATGGGCACGGACGAAGTGATCTCGTGGAAGTGGCTGCTGAACAAGAAGGACATCACGATTGTGGTGGCCCCTGAGCGTGGCAGTGACCTCAACATCAACGAAGTGGCTCGGCGCATCATGAAGCTGGCCGAAAAGAACAGCGCGGCATTCCAGCGCGTAAACGCCAAAAAGGCTGAATCCATGCAGCGCCTGGGCAACTTGAAGACTGAAATTGCCGGGCTTGAAAAGGAACTCAAAACGGTGCAGGATGAGCTGGGCGTTGCGCAGATGCAGGCCGAAGAGCGTGCGGCATCCAAAGATTCACGCGAGGCTCTACTGGCAGCCCAAAAGGCCGCGCGTGAGGCTGAGCTGGCTACCCGTGTGGCGCTGTATGACATCGGCAATACCAACACGAAAACAGGGCGCTGGAACAAGAGTGGCGGGCAACTGATTGTCAGTAGCGCCGAAGGTGGCTTATACAAGTGGGTGTTTGAGGACGTGGTTCAGCGCACCATCACCAACACTGTCGAGGCGGCTTTTGAATGGCTGGGCGGCGTGCTGATGGGCATGGGTGAGGCGGAGCTGAGCCGCGAGCAGGTGCTGAGCCGTTTGAAGTTCAAAGATGGGACGGACTTGCTGGGCGCCACCCCATCAGTTGCATTGCCGGACGCACGCGGGGCCAACACTCTTTTGAATGAATACCAGGCGCTGAAATCACAAAATCCAGAGGCGCTTCTTGCGCACCGGGTGGGTGACTTTTACGAGCTCTTTGAACAGGACGCAAAAACGGCAGCATCATCTTTGGAGTTGACGCTTACCTCAAGAAACGGCACCCCGATGGCAGGTTTCATGTTTCATGCATTGGAGCAGAACCTAGCCAGTTTGGTCAAAAATGGATTTTCAGTTGCGGTTTCTGAGCGGGATGAGAGTGGCGTGTCTAGCATTGCAAGAATTGTCAAGCCTGAGTCGGTATCGCCTTCCGCTGCGCCTGTGGCTAGCGATGGTGGCGGTAGCGACAACTACGCATGGGCAGAAAAAGACATTGGCTACGCACCAAACCGCCCAAAAGGCAAGTTTTATATGCTGGTTTCCAAATCCGATTCAGCTATTGCATCTGCATTCGGCGCCGCACCAAAATACAGCGACATGGTGCAGTATTTCGCTACGCCGGAAGATGCAGGCGTTTGGGCGAATGCAAATGGGTATGTGTTTGGGCCTAATCCGTATGTCGAAGTTGTGCCAGATATTCTTTCAGAAGAAGAACTTTCTGCCAAGGCTTTAAAGGTTCAAGACTACGTCGAAAAAGTTATTGCCGGGACCACAAAACTCAACAAAGTTGATATTGGCGTGATTTGCACCAGTGCAGCCGACAAGATCATTGCAGTAACGGGATTGCCGGCACATTCAGCCATGGAAGTGATTATTGCTGATCGCGTAATTCACGCCACAAACAGGCATCCAGATTTAACCAATGAAGACTGGGGCAGGCTGCCAAAATTGACAAACCAATTTGATGAAGTGGCGCTAGGCGAGAAAAATATAAATCCTGACCTGACCAGCATCGTTGTGAGGAAATCCTTCCCCGACGGAGAGGGGTTTGGCGCTGTTCTTGCGTTTGCTCAAGGCAAAGGCAAGAAGCGACTTAACCTGGTCACGTATTTCAAAGGTCGCGGTAAGAGCCTTGATGCATGGTGGGAAAAGAATAAGGGCCTTAACCCCCCCACTGTCCCGAACCACCCGGAACCTGCGTCTAGCGCCCATGAGGGTCTGTTAAAGCCCTTGGGGGAAACTGTACCCGCTCCAGCCGAGCCTGTCAACCCCGGCGCAGCCAGCACCAAAGAATCCCTGATCGAAGCCTACAAAGCCGCGTGGCAGACCGAGGCCGACAAGCTCAACGCACTGGTGGCCAGCGTGAACTGGGTGGGCATCACAGATGAAGCCAGTGGCAAATCCGAGATCACTCGCTTGTATGCCGAGTTGAAGAACACCAAAGACATTGCAGCAGCGCGCCAAGCCTTTGAGAACGCCGGATACAAAAACTGGAATGACCTACCCAATATGGATGATGTTCCTGGGTATCGGGCGCACAGCGATGCCATGGATGCATTCCGGGACCTGAACCAAAAAATCAGCGACGCCATCAAAGACGCCACCAAAAAACAAGGGAAAGCCGACTTTGCGAACCTGCCAGCCAATGCGCCCATTGAAGACATGGCTCAGGTGGTGTACCGCAAGCATGGTATCGAGACCACTGGACGGAACGACTATTTTGAAAAGATCATCCTGGCCATCAAAGACAAAGATGCTGAGGTCTTGCAAGGCGTGTTTGGCGGTGTTGGCAGCAACAACAACCTGGCTAGCATGGAGGTGTTTGAGCGCGCTACCGGGTTGAAGTTGGCCAACACGCAAAAAGCGCGTGCATTGCAGATTGACGCATGGGCAGACATCACCCCTGAGGCACGGGCACAGATCGAGGCTGACAAAGACGCCGCCTGGCAGGCCAAAGAGCTGATGGAGGCCGTTAAGGACAAATGGAACTACCTGACCTCATTCACCATTTACGGCAATGACCACATTGTGTTGAATGGCCAGCAGTGGGTGCTTGATCTGGCGTCCGAAGGGAAAACAGAGATCAAGACGTTTAAAAAAGGAGCCGTTCCCGTTTATGGATTGGGTCTCCCGGGTGGTAGCGAAATCAATCATGCAAAAAGCAAGACGGTAACTGACTTCTTCCGGGTGGCACAAAAGTTCGGCGGCCTGTTGCCAGCGCTGGCACTGGTTGGGGCGGTCGTCCCCGAGCCAAAGGCGCCAGTTGACAACACAATCCAAATGAAAGACGTGTACGGCGTGGATTTGAGCGTTGACAAAGCCCAGTATGCCCGCGAGAGCGTTCAACCGGCTTGGCTCATCCCTGTGGACGTGGGCGGCGCGCCTGATGGCGACTACTACGCCCAGGAGCTTTCTGTGTTGCGCTATGGTTCATCCCTGATCTACCGCGCCGATGGCTCTGTGATGCTGGAAAAAAGCAAGACCGGGCAAGGCGACTTGGGCGGCGATGCCGATGCGTTCAGAACATTTTTGGCAAAGCCCAAGGGAATGACCGAAGACCAGTTCAAACTGGCCCAATACAAGCAGCTTCGCCTCGACCTGGACAGCGGCATGCAAAAGCCTGCACAGATCATTGGCGGCGGGCACAAAAATGCCAGAAAAGACGCTGAAAAGTACCTTGATGACCGCATTGCTGAATATGAGGGCAAGGTGGCTGATGGTGTGCCGATTGAGTTGACCGGCAAGGAGCTGGGGGACTTTCCGGATACCGAGCAAGGGCTTGTTTCCCTTCGCGCTGCGGCTGTTGCAGTCTACAAAAAAGACTTGGAATCAATTGACGGAGTGACCAATGTGGCTTTGAACAAGTTGGTGGCATTTGATGGCACAGGGCGCGACAAGATCGAATCTTTTAGCGCGGACCCCAGAAAGCTCCACCTGGTGGCAAAGTTGGGATCTATTGTGCGAGACGGCAAACCAACACCCATAAGCCCAATGCAGCCCCATGGAAAGTCGGCGCTCAAAGGCGTCAAGCTGGTGCATGTGCTTAAAACCCCCGTAAAGCTCGCAGGGGAAAGCATCAAAGTTAGATTCTTGGTTTACGAGAAGGCCGATGGAAATCTTTTTTACGACCACAGCGTGGACAACAGCGAAGTAAAGGCAGCGATGGGTGGAAATGCGGAGGTGCTGGATTCAGCCGAAGCCGCTGATCTGAACCTTCCCGCCCTGCTCTCAAATGAGCCGTCATTCGAGCACCGCTGCGTGGAAAGTGTAGGCGATGATTTAGAAAACGTCAACGCCTACAGCGATTTTGACGAATCAGAGGTGGGCGAGGTCTTCATGGCTGAAGAAACCACACTGGATTCAGCCACTGGCAGCCAGATGGTGTTCAACCTGTTCATTGAGGGCGAAGCGCCCGAGGTGGTGGAGTTTGAAGATGATGCGCCTGTGGCGCCGGTGGCGCCTGTGGCAGAGCCGGTTGCAACGACGCCAACAGCCCCCCTTGATGAAATCAAGTGGAAGAGACTGAAGGCCGACATCGTGGGCAGCATTTCAGCCATCGCAGCCATTGACAAAGGCCTGTCACCAGGTATGGACCGCTCCCTGTTTGTCAGCAGCATTGCGGGCAAGATTCGGCGCAGCAATGACCGAGGCGAGACGGCCATGGCGGGCACTGCGCTGGCTTTTGTCGAGCGTGCGCAGCAGTCCATGCCCAAGCCTGCCTTCGCGCCATCCAACAAGATTTGGACAGAGGTGGATTGGATGCCGTTTGCGGCGCAGTTTGAACCTGTGAAGGCTGAACCCAGTTCAGCGCCAGCAACACCAACCCCCAAGACCCTAAGTGAGTTGCTGGATGCTGCAGGTCTGCAGGCGGTTGAGCTAAAAACTGACCTGAAGCGCGACAAGCGACTCATGATCTCGCGCAAAAGCAGTCCATCCGGAGATGGTGTCATCTTGAGGGTGTCTGGCGGTCAATATGTGATTTCGCAGAGCAGTTCTGATGCGAGCTTGAACGCCGCAGTCGGTGGAATTGTGGCTAGCATTCGTGAATTAAGCATGGGTGAACAACTGAATGCGGCCGAGAAAACATCCTCCCAGACACAGTACGACGCAGCCCCGTTCAGGGTGATTCCGGCATCCGTGGCAAATCGCCAGCTCTCAGAATTTGAAGGGCAAGACTTGGCTTTCGCGCAGGGCATGTTGAAGAGTGATAAGCCATTCAGTGGAAAGCTCCGCATGAAGCGCATGGGCGGCGAGCGGCGTGAAATGTTCGAGGTGTCCCTGATTATTCGCGGCCAAACGCCATCTAAAGTCACCAGGCTTAGCGAAAGCAGCACCATTGAGGAATTGGCCGAACTGATCGCTTTGGATATGGATTCGCTGAAATTGGATTTCTCCACCCTATCCGATGATGTCGAGACGCCAGCAGCACCCGGCGCGCCAGTTGCGCCAGAACCCATTCCGTCAGCTACACCGAACGCCTCAACTGCCATATCTGAAGCCATTGATGCTGCCATTGACAGCATTGGAAATTCAGTTGCAACGGGTGACGGTTTGACTTGGGCTGTCAGCAAGGCTTCTTTGCAAAAGATGATCGCCAAGACAAATGCGGATGGCGACAAGCCGTATCAGAAAGAGCGAATCATCGCCATCCAGCACCTGAAGGAAATTGCCGCATCAACCAAAACGCCGGTGATCCGGGAAGACGATGGCCGGGACCCGCAAGTTGAAGCCGTCTATGAGTACAACACCAATTTCACCGTGCTTGACGCAGTGCGCGGTGTTCGGCTGCTCTGCAAGAAATTCAAAACACCCACAAAGAACATGAAGGACAAGATGCACAGCATGGCTATGGATGAAGCAAAAGGCCCCGCCAATCTTATTGACACTGACGGGATGTTGTTTGACCTAGCAATCTTTGAAAGTGAATTCAAAGGGGGGGATGGGGCACGGCCGGTGTCTGAACAACCAGTACCCCCCTCAGTCAGCAACGATTTGAATTTAGGCGAAATCGGTGCAAAAGTCAATGCCGACAAGGAATCTGACCAAATGACCGCCGACAAAGCCCTGTTCCAGTCCGTCATCGACGGCAGCGCCCCTGACCTGATCGAACCTGATCTGGCCGACAAACTGGAGGCGGCCTACAACCGTCATATCGGCAACACAGACATGGAAGCCATGTTTGAGATGGCCGTGAATGCCTACGGTGAAGCCAGTCTTGCCGCCTCTGCTGATCTGTAACCGGGATACCCACCATGAACACGATGACTATGATTTTTGACAAAGCCGCCAATGGCCTGAGCCCATTGGAAAAAATGAAACTGATTCGCAGCCTGAATATGGTGCGCACCGACATTGCGGCCGTGGGCGCGGGCGCATTGGCCGCCATGAAAAAACTCAAACTGCTCTCGAACCTGAATCATATCCGCGTGCAGCTTGGTTCCACCAAGAATTTAGAGCCAAACAAGCCTCTAGCCCCCGTGGATACTGCGCAAGCAGCTACTAATTTAATATCAAGTGAACAGGAAACAAAAAGTGTTGAAACCAAAGAAACCCCTCAAGCCGTCAAAACAGAAACGCAAGGACAGCCATCACCCGTCGCCGATATTTCAGCCCCAGACCCGGTAAAGAAATCAGCCAGTAAGCGCCAAAAAGACAACAACGCCGCCATCGATGCGCTGCGCAAGGTCAAGTCCGGTGAGGCTGATGCCAAAGACCCGGCCATTCGTGAAGCTCTCAAAGGCTACAGCGGCAGCGGCGGCGGCCTGAAGACAGCGCAAGGCACATCGGGCAGCCCGCATGAATACTACACACCCGCGCCGGTGGCCAAAGCCATGTGGAACATGCTCGACGGGCTTGGTTTTTCCGGTGGCAAGGTGCTTGACCCCAGCTCCGGCATGGGTGTGTTTGCGCGCACCAAGCCTGACAACGTGGCGATTGAGCAGATTGAACTGGATTCAATTTCAGGAGAGATCAATGGACTACTCAACGACGGCCCCACGGTATCGACCCGCGTGGCCTCGTTTGAAGAGGTGGCCGCCAGCACCGACGATGAAACCTTTGATGCGGTGGTCACCAATGTGCCGTTTGGCGACAAGGCCATGCGCGGCGCCCACTGGCGCAAAGACAAAAAGTACCAGAACGCCAACTTGCAGGAATACTTCATCCTGCGCGGCCTGGAGAAAATCAAGCCCAGCGGCTTCGCGGCCTTCATTGTGCCGCCGTCCGTAGTAGCGGGTAAAGGTGGCAAGGGCGTGGCGCTGCGCAACAACGTGTCGATGGCAGCCGAGTTTGTGGGCGCCTACCGCCTGCCCAACGTGGTGTTTGATGAAGCCGGGGCAGACACCATTACCGACATCATCATCCTGCGCAAACACAGCAAAGACAACAAGGCCAAGATTGACGAACTAGCCCAGCAAAATGCCGCGCTGTTGACCCAGACCAATGTGATCTGGCCTGACTTTGTGGAGGGCAACTACTTCAAGCTTGACGGCAAGCGGTTCCAGATTGGTGAATCCACGGTAGGCAAGGGCCGCTTTGGTGAGGTCGAGAAGGTGGCATTCACCGGGTCCATCGGCTCCATTGCGGCACTGCTCAAACCGTTCCCCAAAGCCAGCCGGATTGATTGGGCCATGCTGGGGGCTGTGGAGACGGTGCCCATTGTCTACGCCGAGGGTGACACGGTGTTCTCTGGTGGCGCTATGTTGCAAATGACCGAGGGCAAGCTGGTGCCGGTCGAGGGCGGTCTGACCAATGACGATGCCGAGGCTGTCAACCTGATGGCTCGGTTCACATCGCCACTGGATGCAATCAACCAAGGCTTGACCTTCGACGATGCCAGCCGAGCGCTGACCAATGAAGAAACCTGTGGTCGCTTAGGCTCAGTGTCGCGCTGGATTGTGTCGGCTCAACGTGCCGCCCATGCAGCCGCCAAAAATCAGGGCGAATGGTTTGACGCCATCATGGCTGGCATGGCTGTGCAAGAGTTCGCCCAGTCCGGCAACAAGGAGGCTCTGAACTATGCCGCCGACTACCCGGAGCTGAGCAAGGTGCTGGCTCGCGTGCAGGGCTATGCCAGCAAGCGCGCTGGAGTGGGTGGTGAGGTGGTGGCCGAGGCGCTGCAAAACATTGCCGTGGCACGCAAAAAAGGCGTGTTCACACCCTGGTGGACTGGCAACGTGGCCAAAGATGCCACACTGGTGCTCACGGTCAACCAGTCGTATGCCAAGATCAAGTTAGAGAGCGAAGATGAAACCGGTTATGTGCCTGCGGCTGAGATGCGCCAGGCCTTTGCTGATTTTGACCCGCTCAACGATGACGCCTGGTGCGTGTCGCCGGATGGCTCTGGCGTCATGAGCGCTGACGATTACTATTTTGGCAACTACGCTGAGTTTCTTGCGCGCGCCCAACAGGAGCTGAGCGAGGCCACTGACCCGGCGATCAAAGAAAAGCTGTTGCGCCAGCACGCCAAGGCATCCGAGCGCATCACCCTGGTGAACCCGTCGCGCATGAAGTTTTCACTGGAGACTGCGTTTGTGTCAGACGCAGAGAAGGCCGAATTCATCAAGCAGTACGTGTCTGAAAACATTCAGGTGGGCATGGACGCTAATGGCAAGCCCAAGTTCAGCTACGAGGGCAAGGCGCCCGACAAATATACCTCTGCTGATGAAGTGCGCCGCATCAAGACGCTGCGCCGCTTCGCCATCTACCTCAACAACAAGACCATCACCACCGGCAGCGGCGACCGGGCGCTGGACGACCCCAAAGAAGAGCAGGCTTTGCTGGACTCGATCAAGGCCATGGTCAACGCCAGCACGGCACAGTTTGACGCTTGGTGCAAGTCCAATGAGGACATTGCCAGTGGCATCAGCCGCCGCATAAACGCGCCCGAGAATCTGCGCTTTGTCGAAGTGCCCGATTACGCCCCGGTGGACATCCCTAACTGGAACCCGGCCTGGGTGCCACACGGCTACCAGTATGCAGCGGTGCGCCGTTATGCCAAGCGTTTTTCAGGCATTTTGGCGCTGGACGTTGGGCTTGGCAAGGCGCAACCACTTGATTCAAAAATCCTGACCCCCGATGGATGGAGGCAAATGGGTGACATGCGTGTTGGAGATATGGTCATTTCTGTTGACGGCATCGCTGTTCCGGTGACCGGAGTTTTTCCGCAAGGCGAGAAAGAAATATTTGAAGTCGAGTTCAGCGACGGATCAAAAACAAAATGCTGCGATGAACACTTATGGGAAACCCAAACTGAGACAGATCGCAAGAATGAACGCTATGCCAAGCGTAATGGCAATGACCGAGTGATCAATGGTACGGTCAAGTCACTGCATGAAATTCGTGAAACACTCATTTACCAAACCCAAAAGAACCACAAAATCCCGATGGTGTCCCCTGTTCAATTCCCCGAACAGGCTTTGCAAATCCACCCGTATTTGATGGGTGTATTGCTTGGAGATGGGAGTTTGTCACACGGATCGGTGTCATTCACAAAAAACGATGCAGAAATACCAAGCCGCATTTGCCACTTACTAAAAGATGGGTTTGGAGATGCGGTTGAGTTGCGAAAAATGGCAGTAGGCGAGAGGTGTGATTCATGGAGAATCAGCCGGACAGCAATCGGTGGGTTAAACCCAGTCAGATCAATGCTTGATGATTTTGGGCTGATGGGAACAAAGTCGGATACGAAGTTCATACCGAAGCAATACCTAATTGGATCAGTCTCGCAGCGCATTGAATTGCTGCATGGCCTCATGGATACCGATGGGTACGTGAGTAAAGACGGCATGACCGTTCAGTTCTCAAGCACGTCAAAAATGCTTTCTGATGGTGTTGTTGAGTTGGTGCAGAGCCTTGGTGGAATCGCGTGGACAACCTTCAAAACGCCGACTTTCACCTACAAAAATGAGAAAAAGGAAGGCAAGTTGGCTTACACGGTATCCATGCGTATGCCAAGCGATATCAATCCGTTTTTACTGGAGAGAAAAGCCAGTTGCGTCAAGGCAAAATCAAAATACATCCCGGTAAGGTATTTCACCGCAGTGCGCGAAGTGGGCAAAGCTCAGGCTCAGTGCATCAGTATTGATCACCCGACACACCTTTATGTGACGGATGACTACATCGTCACCCACAACACCCTTACAGCATTGGCCGCAGTGCAATACGCCCAAAGCATTGGCTCCAAAAAGAAAACTGTGTTTGTGGTGCCAAACTCAGTGTTGACCAACTGGAAAAAAGAGGCCGGCAAGGCGTACCAGGACACCAGCGACTGCTTGTTTGTGGGTCTGCAGGTGGACGACAAGGGCAAAGCCAAATACAGCTCCAAGGCAGCCACGGACGACCTGAACACCATTCGGGAAAACCGCCACAGCAAGATTTTCATGACCTACGAGACACTGACACGTATCCCGCTGCGCGAAGACACCTTGCAGGCCTACAAGGACTACCTGTTGGCCAATGACGATTCTTTTTCCAAACAGGCCGAAGAGGGCGCTAACGAGAAGACCCGCGACAAAATTTCAGCCGAGCAGGCTGTGGCCAATGCGATTGAATCCGGTTCCAAGGCGGGTAACGTGCCTTTTTTTGAGGACATGGGCATTGATTCGATCATCGTGGAGGAGGCCCACAGTTTCAAGAATTCAAAGAAGGCCAGCAGCGAATTCAAGGCAACCCGCTTTGTCGCCAACCCTGAAAGCTCCAAGCGCGGCATGGACATGCAGGCCAAGTGCTGGTACATCCGGGGTATGTCGGGCAGCGGTGACGGGGTGCTGGGGTTAACTGCCACTCCGGTGACTAACTCACCCAGCGAGATTTACAGCATGATGGCGCTGACCATTGGCGAAAAAGAAATGAACGCCATGTGCGGCTGCACCGGCACTGACTCGTTCATGATGAACACCTGCGACATTGAAAACCGCGAAGAAGACGACCTGACCGGCGCACCAAAGAGCCAGCGCACCCTCAAAGGCATTGCCAACCTGGATATTTTGCGCCGGGTGCTGGATTCGGCCGCCATGATTGAAACCCCGGAGACAGTGGCCGCCAAGGGCATCATCATCGAAGTGCCAGAGGCCGAAGAAGCCATGTCGAGCGTGGAAATGTCGCCGGTAGATGCCGCCATTCTCAAAGACATCAAGGACGCCTACTTGGAGGCATCTTCGCTGAAAAAGGCTAGGGTCAAGCTATCTCCCAAAGAGGCCATCATGGCGTCGCCGTTTAACGCGATTCGCAACATGACCAAGCTGATCACCGACAAGGAACTGTACCAGGGCAAGTTCCTGTTTGGGTTTGACGCCAAAGAGCAAGCCAAAGCCGAGGCTGTGGTGGCTGCATTCAACAAGCTCAAGATCACCGAGGAATGCAAAGAGTACGAGTTGCCGTTTGGCATCGACACCACGGGCATGAAAGCCAAGATGGTGACCGACAAGGAGTCCGGCAACGAGGCCATGATTTTCTATGTGCCGGTGCTAGCTTCGATTGAAGACGGCAAGATCGTCCTGCCAGCGGTTGACTACCAGACACACGACCGCTTCATGACCCTGGTCAACAAGTCCGGCTTGGGCCTGACGGCTAACGCCAGCCCCAAGACGCAGGCGCTGCTGGCCAACCTGCAAAAGGAAAACGCCAGCCCACGCTGGAAGCCCGCTAAGCAGATCGTTTTTTGCGACGAACTGGCGCTGCACCACAAGCTCAAGTTGTTGATTACGGCTGAAACAGGCATCCCTAGCGGGAAAATTTGCATCGTCAACGCCAAGTCGGTGTCGCCCGATGAAATCCAGAACGTGCAGGACGGCTTCAACGCCAACGAAGATGATAACCAGTACCAGATCATCATCGCCAACAAAAAGGCCGAAGTGGGTATCAACCTGCAAAACGGCACACAGGCCATTCACCACCTGACGATTGGCTGGACGCCTGATAGCATTCACCAGCGCAACGGGCGCGGCGTTCGCCAGGGCAACAAGGTGGAAACCCCCATCATGATCTACCACTACGAGGCCAACGGCACCTTTGATGCCTACAAGCGCCGGCTGGTGAGCGTGAAGGGCGACTGGATCAAGAGCCTAATGGACAAGGACGCAGAAAATGTGGCGATTGAAGGCGACTTGTCCGCTGAAGACTACGCCCGCATGACCTCGCTGGTGGGCGACTCGGACGCCATGGCACAGTTCAATTCGGACATGGCGAAAAAAGCCAAGGCGCAAGTGGCGCAGTCGGCCAAGATCACCCAGGTCAACTCGCTGTCGGTGGCTATGGGGCAACAAAAGTGGCTCGACAAGTTTGAGCATGACAGCGCCGGGTTCACGGCATGGGTCAAGGCCAAAGTGGCAGCGTCTGGCCTGATCTCTGACGAAATCGTAAAACTGTTTGATCGTGCGCAAAAGACCGAATCGACCGACGTGGCCAACCGCTGCAATGCAAAAATTTCCGAATTGAACACCAAGCGCTTGGCCATTGATGCACTGTACGCAGGCATTGACAATGCCGACAACAAGTGGTTAAACGTAACGGCATCA